TAATATTACTCTATTCATGTTTTCCTCCTAAAAAATCTTCAATACTCATTTGTCCTTCTATTGTGTCATTTTTTCTCAATCTGTAGCCTAGCCGCCTATATTCATCATAGACTGGTTTCCAAATGTATTCACATTGCTTTTTCTCGGCAGGCAGCAGTCTTTCCATCACATCCAAATCATCTTGCAGGTGTAAGTTAAAAGGGCAGCCTTTGCAACCTGTTCTTTCAAAGCTAAAAGGTGGATAATACAGAGCCGATAATTCAACCTTGTATTCCTTCACAAACCAATTTATCCACTGTTCCGTTACAACGATTAACGGATTGAAGCTGTAAAGCTCGCCTTCCTTAAATGCTAAACACTTCGCACTCTTCCTCAAACCGCCTTCCTCGTGCCTTATTCCGAGTATCTTGTACGGCTTATTATTATCCTTCTGATACTTTGCAATAGGCTTCTTCTTAAGCTCCTTGCAACATTTTAAAGATACTTTAAACTTTAAGGCTGTAGCTGCCTCAAACTGATACTTTAAAATATCAGGGCATCCGTATGCTTTTCTTTCTGCTTTTGGATGGATGTATCTTTCAACCGTCTTACTGCCTATCCCTTTAGTTTGAAAATAGTCTACTGCTTGGCTATGTTCCTTTGACTTGAAAGGATAGCCGACTTCTTCAAGCATCTTCTTTATTGGCAATTTAGGCTTTACAATAACAAATCTATCATCATTTTCTGCCATCTTATAAACGAATTGTCTGTTTATATTGTATTCAATGCCTGTATCAGAATATACCCTTGTCAGCTTGTTATCTGGAATAGCTAGGTCTATAAGCCTATTTAAAACTGTGCTATCTTTGCCTCCCGAAAAAGATAAAATAAACTTATCCTCTCCGTACTTTTCTACAACGGACTTAATCTTTGCTTTTCTGTCCTCTAGTATAAACTCGTTCTCTGTCAACGCACCACACTACACTAAAATTGTATGTACTGTGGCAATCTATCTGCTAGCGTTTTTTAGCTTACTTTAATGCCCACGCATGAAGCGTTTTTTTTCTCATCAGGCAACTCAATTCATAGCATTTTACGACTAACTCCGTTTTACTTCACACGTTAGTCAACCTCGTTTCACAAGGTTAGCGTTAATCCTTTCTCAATCCATTTAAGTTTATTGTTCCTGCCATCATATCTTCTACTAAACTCTTTGATACTTCTTTCTGCTGTAAGCGGTTATCTTTTTCAAACCCAACATCATACTTCATCTTTGTAGGATCGTAGAACATAGAGTACACTTTTCCACCAACGATTTTTTCAACTGCTCTGATTTCATTATCGTTAAACATCATTTTGCTCCTTTATGTATTATCGTTGTAATTTGCCCTAAAAACGATTTTTACCCTTTAGGTGAACATTTATACCTCTAAACCAAAACAAACGTTTTTTAGGTCAAATTTCGATTGTTAGTACTGTTATTTTTAATATACTACGCTCTCTTTTCATTCATCTTTTTTACTTGTTCTCTTAATTTCTCTTTCTGTTCCTCTGTCAGGTCTTTTGGTGGATTAAACTTAAGATACGATAAAGGCAAGGTTGCGTATATACTGCCATCTTTATTAGTCACTATCTTTACTTCTTCAGGCTTTCTTTCTGCTAACTTACGTATCTTTGTGATGTGCCTCTGTGATGTAAGCGTAACTGCTATTGTGCTGTCGCCTGTAATCCACTCGATATTGTTCTCTTTAAAGTCCATTGTATTCTCCTTTCTAGTAATAGCTAAATGGCAACATCTCCATATCTTTGATTGTAACCTTGACTTTCGGTAGGTCATTGTGAAAGATTTTAAGGACTGTCAGATTTACGATTTGTGCATCATCATGATATGCTACTCCATTTAGTCCGTCACAAATAATCTTTGCTATATTATCTGCATCAGGCTTCTTACAAGGGAACATCTGAAGCTCTGCTGCCGCTTTAGACTTCTTCTTACTGTAGCTTTTTGGAATGTCAAAGTAAGCTACTATATGCACCTCTATTGGCTCTTTATCATTCCACATAAGTCCGTTAGCCTTATTCAGATAAATAGTTTTTACAAGGTTTTCATAAGTCACATCCTGTTTAGGTGTATAGCTAGTAGTAAAGTTCCCACGTCTTACAGTTCTAGCTCTCATCTTTCCCATTACTCCAGGTACTTCAAATTCAATCTCCTTCAATCTTCTTCACCTCGCTTTCGTTTAGTGCTGTCATTATAACCTGTTGTAGTTTAGGTGATACGCTTTGCAGCTCCCTAACATTCTTTCTCTGTGTGGCTATAGCTTTGAGAATATAGCTCTTTTGAACCTCATTAAAGGTTCTTTCATCTTCTAATGCCCACGTTTTTAAGTTGCTAGCATCCCTAACTGCTGCTTTCGCTATATCGCTTAAGCCCTCAAAAGCCTCTTTGGAATAGTAAGTGCTTTTCTGCACCGCCTCTTTGATTTCTAGAAAATACTGCTCATCTGTCTTAAGGTCAGGACTTTTGATGTCTACAATCTGTTTTCTGATGTCTGCCACTGTCGGAGGATATGGACTTGTCTGCATGTGTTTCTGAATAGCTGCACTTGCATCTTTATAGTCCAAATCTTCAAGTAAGCTGAACCACACCTTAAAAGCGTATGCATCAGGAATAAAAGTAGGCTGTGCATATATTGCTTTCATTCCCTTAACGAGAATTGAGAACTCTTTTTCAGTCATTTCCACCTCCTGTCAGCCAACTGTCTACAACATCAACTCTGTTGCTTATAGTGTTCATATATCCACTAGAAGTGTTTCCTCTTTCCCACGTTCTAACTGCTGCCTTCCAGTCTTTCATTTTATTTTTACCGATATACCAGTCTTTACTCTCATAAAAATCAATGAACTTTTCGGGATTGACATTGTTCTTTCTCTCTAGACAATAATTCCTTACTTCCTCTACAGTCGGTTTTACAAATTTTTTTCTAGGTGTCTGTGGGGAAATTTTTTCCCCACACATATATATATTATTACTATTGTTTTTACTTTCCTTCTCTTTTACTTTCTCTTTCTCTTTTTCTTTTTCATTCTCTTTTACTTTCTCTTTTACTTTCTCTTTTACTTTCTCTTTCTCTTTTTCTTTGTCGTAACGCACGTCCACGCACTTGCTTTCGTTGCCCACGCTCGTCCACGCACTGCCCACGCTATTACTTTTTATTGCTTCTCTTTCCGCTTTTTTGCGCTCTCTACGTTTCTTTTCATACTCCGCTTTGTTGCGCCTTCTCTCGTTGCTCTTTTCAATGTTTACTCTAGTCATATTAAAGACAGCGTACTGCATAGGAGTGAGATTTTCAGGTTCTTTTCCATCAAGTGCAAAGTCAAAGATAGCCATAACTATTGGCTGAAAATCGGTTTGGTCTAAATTCCTCACCGAATCAACCATATTTCTATAAATGGTTATGGATTCCATTCTTTCATCCATTTAGGGTCTAACACCTCCTTTCCCTTAACTAATCTTTAGTGATTAGTCTTTCTTATCTTCTACAATTTCGCCCTCAACCTTTGGCAGTTCTTCCTCTGCTTCTTCCTGCTGTCTATCCTCTTCCTTATCAGCAATCTGTGGATAACGTGTAGCATTATCGACATAATCTGAACTTCCATCCGCATTAATAACCGCCTGGTCACCAACATAACCTTTTTCCATCTCTATTGACATGATGCCCCACTTGCTGATGAGCTGTCTTAATAAAGTCTTATAAGCCATGGCATCAAAGTCTTTTGCCCAAAAAGTATAACTAGTTCCCTTCTTAAGGTCTGCTTGATAGCCTGCTGAATACTTTTTAGCGTGTTCTAACATCTGCTCTTTGCTCCAATAGATTGACTTTCTGAAGCCGTTTACAAGTTCAAAAAACGCATAATAGCCAACTGTCTTTGCTTTCTTACGTTCCTCATAGTTAGTAATAGGTTTAAGTTCTACCTCATCATTAAAAGGATTGTAGGCAATAAGCTCACCTTCCTTGACTGAAATAACATTAATGCTCTTGTACTGCCCACTTCTAATGGCAAGCTGAATAAAACCTTTATATCCTAGCTGAAACTGTGCAACCTTGCATCCCTTTCTTCTATCATCAAAAGGAACAATAAAATACTGTCCGAGTGAAGCTGAAGGACTTAAGTTAAGGCTGTGACCTAATAAAGCTGCACTTAAGATTGTACTTTTAGCACACTCTGCTAACTGTGCATTGTTATTTACTGCGGTAACAATTGATGCAATGAACTTTGTACTTTCCTTTGAATTATTAAGCATATTATTAACATAGTTCTTTACTGCATCCTGGCGCATATAAGCTCCAAAGCTCTGTTTTTCTGATGTCTGTATTTCGTTCTTCATACCTCTGTTCTCCTCTTAATCTCTGCAAGTGTTTT